GTACAGTTCTCGGCATGGTGGGGAGAGTCCCATCTACGCGGCTCGCCAATCGGCGGGCCGTTTGCGCATGTGGCATTTTCAACCCAGGCCATCGCATGAAGACCGACACCATCGATGAGGTGCTGCGCGCGCTGGGTGTCAGGCTGGATCTGAGTATCCAGCGAGCAGCGTAAATGCGGGGATCCCCGCAGTTCTAACCAACAGGCCCTGCCATTGGTGGCGCCTGTTGCTATGTCGGTCTGGTTGAGATCGCGATAAATCTGAAGATCGTGCAATATCAATCCTCCAATCAAGGAGGAGCGTTTCATGATCTCCATAGGCGAATATGTGCTTAACCCCGCTCACATCGTGGCGATACAGGTCGATGGACAGGCTGCTGTGAAAATCCATGTGAGTCCTCCCGTCGGGGAGATCTACCACCGTTGCGATAGCCCCAGCGATCTGGCGTCAACGGTTGAGTTCCTTGAGGAAGCTGTGAACAGGGCGAATGGATTCAAGGGCTAACGCCACCTCTAACTAAACTAGCAAGCAAACTGCTTTGCAGGCGTTACATGTAAGCCCCCGCCAATCACCGGGGGCTTTTTCTTTGCCCGCGTCCCAGCCGGATCAACCCTCGTGCCCAGCCGGCGCAGGGGCGGGCACCTATGCCGGAGTTCCACTAATGTCACAGCTGCCGCTGCCGATGACACCCGCGCAGTGCTTGGCACACGTGGTCGTGCCGGCGCTCGCCCTCCTGGGAGCCGAACGCTACGACTCGCCCGAGGCGCGCGTAGAACTGCTGGCCATTGCCGGCCAGGAATCTGCCTTGGCCCACCGCCGTCAAGTCAAAGGCCCGGCCCGTAGCCTGTGGCAGTTCGAGCAGGGTGGCGTGCGCGGGGTGCTGAACCACCCCTCGACCCGCGCCGCTGCTGCCGCGCTGTGCAACGCCCGGGGCGTCGCTGCGACGCCCTCTGCGGTGCATGCACAGCTGGAATATGACGACATCCTGGCCGCAGGCTTCGCCCGCCTGCTGCTGTTCACCCTGCCGAAGCGCCTACCGGCCATTGGCAACGTGTCCGTGGCCTGGGCGCAGTACCTGGACGCCTGGAGGCCGGGTAAGCCGCACATTGACCGTTGGCCGAAGCACTACGCCGCTGCCATGAAGGCGATCGGATGATGGGCGAGGACAGTGCGCCCTGGTGGCTTGCTGGCAGCGCGGTCGCGTTGTGGCTGGTGCGCGAGACGTGGGGTTCGGTCCTGTCCCGCCGGAAAGAGCGAACCGAAACTGATGCAAACGTGGACCTGCTCAACGGCTTGGTCCAGCGGGTCAAGTCGCTGGAGGACTCGCAAGCCGCCATCACGGTGCAGTTGGCCGAAGAGATGTCGCTGCGCCGGGCTGCGCAGGAAGAAGCCCACAAGCTGCGCCTGCGCGTGCTGACGCTGGAGAGCGCCATGCGCCAGGTCGGCGCTGTAATCCCCCCGGAGCCTGCCTGATGAACCGAACCGGTATCGCAGTCGCGGCTTTCGCCTTCTGGTCCGCCGGCATGTTCGGCCTTGGCTGGGCCTGGCGTGCCGACCGGGCAGAAGGCGGTGAAGCCAACCAGCGTGCTGCTGGCGCCGAGGCAGTAACGGACCAGGTGAACCAGGCCCGTGCCACCGAACACCAGCAGGCCCAAGACCTGTCCACCATCGGAGCGAAGCATGAAGAAGACCGCGCTGCGGCCGCGACTGTCCCTGCTAATGTTGTGGCTGACCTGCGCGCTGGCCGTCTCCAGCTGCGCGACGACCTCGCCACCTGTAGTACCAGCCTCCTGTCCCAAGCCGTCGCCGGCGCCGTCGAACGTGATGCGCACGCCGAACTACGAGCAGAGATTGCGGGAGCTGCTGTTCAAATCGGCCGGGACGCCGACGACCACGTCCGCGCCAGCCAAGGAGTGATCGAGGCTGACCGTCAACCGGTGACGAAATGAACCGCCGAGTGCTCGCCCTGGGCCGGCTGAAGACAGGCGAGATGAACAAGACCGAGGCCGCCTATGCCGAGCGGCTGCGCGCGCTCCAGGCGGCGGGCGAGGTTCAGTGGCACCGGTTCGAGGGCATGAAGCTTCGGCTGGCCGACAACACGTTCTACACGCCGGACTTCGCGGTCATGGCTGCCGATGGAGTTATGGAGTGCCATGAGGCGAAGGGCCACTGGCAGGACGATGCCAGGGTCAAGATCAAGATCGCAGCGGCCATGTATCCGTTCCGGTTCATTGCGGTGAAGATCCAGCGCAAGCGCGACGGCGGCGGTTGGGAGGTGGAGGAGTTCTGATGGCGAACGTGACAGTCAGGGCTACGGTGCGTTGGCGGTGGTGGTTCCCCGCCTACATGGCCTGCCTACGCGTTGGTGTCGCAATCACCGGCTTGGAGCCGAACTGGGACCGCGTGGAGTGGTGGATACGTCGGGGGCTTGTTGCCCGAGTGGATCGGCCATGACCGCTGTTCGGCCAGGTCGGCGTACAAGGCAGTCCGGAGGCAGCGCCTTCGCGCACCTGTATGGAACAGCGCGCTGGCAGCGCGCTCGGCGGGCTCAGCTGGACCGGGAACCTATGTGCAGCAAGTGCAAGGCGCGTGGGCACGTGACAGTGGCCACGGTGTGCAACCACACCAACGGACACCCGGCCGGCGAGACGGAGGAGATGTTCTGGCGCGGGCCTTTCGACAGCCAGTGTGCGGACTGCCACAACAGCGATCAGGCACGCCTGGAGCGCGGTGCGGTGCACATTCGTGGGTGCGACGACGACGGGTGGCCGGTCGGAGGCTGATCAGTTCCACGACGAAGCGTTCCACGGCCAGCAGGGTAGGGGGGGCGAATTGTTTGGGTCGATGGCGACCTAGACCGACCGTCACCCTAAATTCGCGTATCCACAATTCACGGGACGACCCCCTCGGCGGTAGTTCCAGAGCAGAAAACCTGCATTTTTTAGAGGAAAACATGGCAAGGCCTCGACTTCCCGTCGCAAAGGCTGCGACAAGCGGCGCCGCCATCAAGAATCCGGGCCGGCATGCCGGAAGGAAGAAGCCAACGGGTACGCGCCCCTTGGGTGAGCCGTTCAAAACCATGACCGCGGCGGAAAAACGGGCGTGGAAGGAGTTCGCAGCAGAAATGTCATGGCTCAACTCCAGCCACCGGGTGCTTCTCCGTCTTGCGTGCCTCTGGACGGCCCGGATGGAGGACCCCAAAGCCGAATTCGGCGTGTCAGCAACCCAGGCACTCAGCTCGATTCTTTCGAAGCTGGGCGCCACACCTGTGGATGAATCGAAGGTCTCGCATGGCGGTGATGAAGACGACCAGGGCGAAGAATTCTTCGGTGGGCCCAGTTCCGGTCGACCGCACTAAGGCGTATGCCCTGGACGTGGTGGCCGGCCGGATCGTTGCCGGGCCACATGTACGCAACGCCTGCCGGCGCCACCTGCAGGATCTGATGCAGGGCCCCGAGAGGGGCCTTTGCTTTGACCTTGAGGCTGCGGATTACGCGTTCCGGTACTTCGAGAACGTGCTGATGCTCTCCGAGGGTCAGTTTGAGGGGCGGAAGTTCGAGTTGCACCCCTCGCAAGCGTTCATCATCGGCTCGCTGTTCGGGTGGAAGGGGGCGGACGGTCTTCGCCGGTTTCGCCGCGCTTACGTCGAGCAGGGAAAGGGCAATGGAAAGAGCCCGCTGGCCGGTGGACTGGGCCTGCTGGGCATGACCGCGGCACGCGAGGCCGGGGCGCAGATCTACTCGGCGGCGGCCAAGAAGGACCAAGCCGGCATCCTGTTCGCCGATGCGGTGAAAATGGTGAAGAAGTCGCCGCTGTTGGCCAAGCGGATCGAGTTCGCTGGCGGTGAGGGACGAGAGTTCAGCATGGCGCACCACGCCAGCGCGAGCTTCTTCCGACCGGTGTCGCGCGATACGGGGCGCACCGGCTCCGGTCCTCGACCGTTCTTCGTACTGGTCGATGAGGTGCACGAGCTTCCCGACCGGCGAATAATCGAAATGCTGGAGCGCGGTTTCAAGTTCCGCCGCGAACCGTTGCTCTTCATGATCACCAACTCCGGCAGCGACCGGACCTCGGTGTGCTGGGAGGAGCACGAGCATGCGGTCAAGGTCGCCGCCGGCCATACCGAGGCGGTGAACGATCCGACCTTCGTCGGCGACGTGATCGATGACCGCACCTTCAGCTACGTGTGCAGCTTGGACGACGGGGACGACCCGCTTGAGGACCCCAGCTGCTGGGCAAAGGC